ACGAACTCCAACAATTCTTGGTTGTTCGCTCTGGTATATCAATCTGTTGCACCAGCGATTGTCCTCCGCAGAGGGTCGGGGCTTCGGAAAGCTTTTCCAAAACTTGAGTGTTTATTTACTAGACTGCGGAGCTTTGTCAAGCCCTTCTTTAGCGTCAGCCCCTACAGAACCTGTATACCATCCTTCGGGAATCTTTATTTTGTTCTGGCTTAATGCCCAATGCTCACCATCCCAAACATAAACTTGTCCAGTTACATTAGGCCCAATACGGACAAACCCACCAGACTCATCTACGAATACTACCTTTTTTGAGTCGGTTAAACTCGCACACCCTGTCGTTAAAAGCCCTACGAATATAGAGAGGCGGGGGAGAGCCATCAGAAGCTTTAACTTCACGGACAGCCCTCCCCGCCAACGTGGATACCCAAGCTTGCACTAGATAGGCAAGGGCTTGAAATATCGCCAACCACACTATTGTTACTCTTTGTTCTTGAGGGACAACCTTGCACCAGTATATCCAAGTGCAACAAGGGCAGTAGTGGCTACCCCTAGAATCTGTTGCCAAGCTCCTTCTGCGGGAATGAGACCGCTGGCTGATACAGCACCAATAATCATGGCGACTACGGACAACCAGAACTCTGTAGTTTTGTAACCTGCTTTATTTTGCATATATATCTCCTTTAGTTGAATACATTCGACCTGCCAAGCTTTTCTTCAACATCCTTTCGGTATGCCTTGTCAGATTTATACTTGGGGTTCTTCATGGCTTCAACGACTTCTGCGGTACTTCTGTATACATCACTAGGGCCAGAAATCCTAGTATCTCCAGCTAGGAGCCTTGGTTCCCGACCGCCGATACCGCTTTTAAATCGAGCATACATACCTTTAACAGCAAAAGAGGCTTGCTCTTTATTACCGCTAGATACGGCTTGATTATAGATATTCAAGTCATCTTCAGACAGGTTCTCACTTGCCCATTCACTCATAGCTGTAAATTCAGTTTCACCGCCTACATCAGCGATGATAGCGTTAGATTCAGCCTGTTGGGTCGCCTCAAAGCCCTTCATATACTGATCGACATACTCTTTAGGGATACCTTTTGTAGCCAATTCAGTATAAGTCTCATCAGAGAGCTTCCCGTTGGAGAAATACTCTTCGCTGTACTTTTGAAAGCCAGCTACGGGCTGTTGGGTTCCGTCTTGAGGCTGGTCTGTCTTGGTTGCATCTTGTTTAGGCTGGCTGAATCGTTTCTCTAATTCAGAGTAGGATTTAGCCATTTCTTCTGGAGATTTAAACTTCTCTGGAAGCCAAGTAGGACGAACCTCTTGAGTAGTTGTTTGGTTATCCTGCTGGATAAGACCGCCACCTCTAGGGTCAGCAATAGGCTGATTAGGTGCGTCAGCAGGTATTTGAGTTACGGGTGTGCTAACTGCTTGCATTGTGTGTTTGCTCCTTTGTTGTGTTGTTTACTGACTAGGTTGAGGCTGTTGCTGATATTGGCTAAAGGCTTGGGCTAGTCCAGCCTTAAATTCTGGGCTGTCGTTAGCAATCTGACCAGCAGTTGAAATAGCTTGAGGGCCAAGAGCTTCCGTCATACGAGCCATCATCTCATTCTGGTTAGCTCCTTGAGCTTCTTGGGCTACTGCTTGTTGATCTTTAATCAGTCCTTCAATATCAATACCAAGGCTTGTAGCCCTTCTGGTAAGGTAGTTGTCCATGTTGATAAATTGAGCAAGCCCTTGTGGGCCTAGAATCGAAGCGATGCCTTGTACGAATAGGTCTAGCTTATTCAAGTCACTAGCTCTGCCTAAAGCGTCCACACCAGTAGTAACGACTGGCCGAATGATCTTATTGTCGATCTTAGGAAGCCTGTTCTGTCGTTGCATCCTATCCATAATTCGTGAAACCAAGGGTAGCTGAAACTCTTGGGAAAGGACGCTGTAAGCACCGCCCAAAGCAGTTTCGATTTCATTAGAGAGGTAACGGATTTCTTCAGCAGTTACACGCTCTGCATTACGGACAGCAGAGGCATTGAGTAGGAAAGCATATCCTAGACGCAAGGTAATGGCTTCCATGACGTTTTGAGCGATACGAAGGTCAGCTTGTTTCTCTACCTGCAAGCAAGCTACGTCATTCCTGTCACCTGTGATGATTGCACCATTACGAGCCTCGGCCAGCATCTTCTTATTGGTTACTCCGTTAGGACGAACCAAGAATACGACTTTAGCAGAAGCAGAAGAAGCCTCTACGACTGATTGGGTAAGAGCCTCAAGCGACCTTAAATCGCCAAGATACTCCTCTACAAAACCACGCCCATAATCTTCACCATCTACTCTAATAAATCTAAGAGTAATCCAAGGAAGCTTATCTAGTTCATATTCGCCCTCAGAGCCGGGAATAATGGCATCTTTGATTGTTTGGTAAACATACCACTTGTCATTTTTCCTGTGGATACAGGTAAACAACTCAATATTAGGCTCATTCGACTCGCTCTTTGCTACAAGTTTCTTTGCTTCCTCTGGGAGAGCAGTAACAGAAAGCTTTTCACGGGTAACTATGTCCAGCACATTACCGAATGAATCACGCTTAACGACATAGTTCTCTAGTCTGAACACACGCAACCCGCCAGTAGCAGGAAGATATAGCAAGCAGTTCCCGCCAACAAGAAGATGCCTCAAGGCTTCAAATGTAGCTACACGGACTGAAGAAGTCTCAATGTCAGTCATAATGGCTTTTTCAACGCCAGCCAAAGCTTTCTCCATCTCTGCTTTGAGTGTCTGGTCACCTTGAAGCTTTTTAAACTTAAACTCATCAATCGAGAATTTAAAGAAAGGCTGGTTAGGCGGTAAAAGAGCTAGGAGCAGTTTACTAGCCAAGTTGTTTACACCTCTAGCTCCTATGCCTTGAAATGGGGTGCTGTATTCAGTAGAGGAGCCGTGACCAGAAGGAGGGATTAGGGTTGGGATTGTCAGTTCGGAGCAGTCCCTAGCCCGATCTAGGTAAGTACTTCTAGCCAATTCCAATTCAGAATATAAAGATTTTCCAGTTTTCATGAGTTTATTATGTTATATGTAAATCATGTCTAATCCAATTTAATAGACCAGTAGGGCCATAAAAATTTGGTTCCACAATGGTATTGTACCAGCCAGCTTGAGGAACTACAAGAGGATTAGTTGAAAAATGTTGCAGAGTAGCTCCCGAATCATCTTCATAAAATGTCCAATTTGAAAAACTCTGTCCAGTTACTGCTTCTGTTCCCGGTGCTATTAACAGTCTAGTATAACCGCTATAATAAATACCTGTTCCTGTAGTTGATTCAAGTGCAGCACTACTGCCAGCATCAACATAAGTTCCACCCCAAGCGTCATAAATGTCATTTACAACAATCGAAGTATATCCTGCAAACAACTTGCTTAAAAGCCCTCTTTTAAATACTTTTTGTTGGTTAATAATAGACATACTTCTGAAAGTTGAAGTTGAATTTCTAGCTATATAAACACCATCTCCAGCTTGAATTGGATAATCGCCTGCTGGCAATCCAGAGTATGTGTCTGTACCATTAAGAATCCTCCAAGCACCATCTGTGTGAACATAAGCCCTGTATCGTCTTGTCGCTGTTGCCCAACCATACAAGTCTGGATTTTGAAACACATGTATTATATCGGCTGACGAAGATATAGCACTTTTCTTTAAAAGATTAGTATTAAATAAATTCCCAATAGTTGCTGAACTTGATGGGGAATAAATATAAACATTTTCTCTGAAACCCCTGCCTTCAGTAGAGCTTGTTTTATATGTACCTCCTGCACCAGAATTATTAGTAAAACTGAAAGAATCTAATGTAGATACCAAGTTTGAAAAAGAGTTGGGGTCTACTAGCTCAATTTCGTCAGTACCGCTATTTTGACCCCCAACCCACCCTCTTTTGGGAATAAGAGTGGCCGTTCCAGTAGCCGACCAGCTAGTTATTGTAGAAGATGTAGTGGTATTTACTAGAGATAAAGTCCAAGTTTGAGTACCAGAAGTGTACGACAACTCAAATCTACTATTCGCACCATTAAAAAAATTAGTGTTGGTAATAAAAATAGGATTGCTACTTCCTTGCTTTACTAGTGGCCCGTCTGGATGTGTATAATTGTGTGAAGATGACCTCCAATTCGCATTGGTGTCTGTAAAACCTAAAACATTAATTTCAGAAGTTGTAGCAAGAGGCAAGAAGGTCGTTAAGTCTAGGCCACCCCCAGCAAAACTATGTCTTGTCAAATCTAGTCCTAATCCTAGTTGTGGCATAAATTAAAATTTCCCGTAATTAGGGTCAGTTACCCAATATGGAGGAACATCTGGATATTTAGTGTATTCTTCATCGCTCTGTGATGTTTTACCAGAGCAAGAAGTTAGAAGCAACCCTAAAAGTAAAGCAATTAAAGCCTTATTGCAATTAGAGGCTAAAGGCTTTATAAGCAATTATTTTACCAGTCAACAGCGTTACGGCTGTAAAGGTTCCAAAAATAGTAAGACCTTTGGGGTAGGTAATTGTTGAGCCAGTATAACTGCTACTAGTAGTACCAGCAGACCAGTTAGGTGCTGTTAAAGTCGTGAAGGTAGTGTCCTCAAGCATCGTAATAGCACAATAGTTTTTGCTAGTTCCAGCAGTTGTGTTGCTGATGTATTCTGCTCCGTATTGGCCTAAAGATTCGTAGTCTAACATATTATTTTTCCTTTAACTTGGTACGTTTACTCCACTCAAATCTTCTTGTTGGTTATCAATTACTAAAGCTCCACGGCCTCTCCTACGATAATCTTGTCTTTTAGAAGCCCTAGAAGATTCAGTAGGCATCACACCTTTAGCCAACTGCACAGGGGCAGGAGGGGGTGGAGGCGGGGGCGGGGGTGGCGGGATAACTGGTGCTT